AAAGTTCGGTCGCATCATCAATGACAAACCTATCTTTGTATTTACTTTTAATGCCGTAAGCCCTTGAATACTTAGGTTTGCGTCGAATCTCTGACTCATATGATAGTTGTTTTTTACGCTTTTCTGGTACTACATGATCGTTATTGTCGTGAAGATTATAAACATATATTAACTCTTTGACAAAAGATATTTTATCCCCAGCCATCTCCAGCATGGGAAACATAAAAGCTAAATCCCAAGCAGCTTCGTAAAAATTATCTTCTTTATTTTTAAGATCTTCTACTTTGATCTGTTTCCAAAGATGATATTTGAAGGTTCTTAAGGCTGAAGTCATCCATGGGGAATTCCTGTAAGAGCGATTTCTTATTATTTTTTTAGGAACTGCCTTCTCACAGAATTTGCTGCGCTCTCCAGAAGGATAAAGTACATGGCTTCCATAAGTCAGCCAACAATCATCACTATAATATTTACACAATGTCGATAATACTTCGGCATTCGCAAACCAATCATCTCCATCTAGACAAACAATAACGTCTTCATCTTTTGGATCTGATGCGTTAACGCCATTGTAAATGTTCTCTAGGGCGCCAACATTCTTCTCATTTTTTATGAAAGTGAAACGAGAATCGTTTTTAATTTCGTCTTCTATGATTGCAGCGCTATTGTCTGTTGATGCATCATCAATCAAAACACAATGAAAATCTTTGTGTACTTGAGCTTTGACGCTTCTTATACAAACTTTAATCCACTTTTCCACATTGTAAAGAGGGACAATTATTTTAAAATGCATTTCTCAACTACCTCGGCAATTTCTTGTCTTTTTTCAACAAAGTGCTTTATCAAATCTGAGCCCTTCTTCTTAAACCATGGTTCTTTTGTGGCGCCCACTAAATCATTAGTTATTAAGCTCATGTTCATCATTCTTGCTTCAACCACTATCCTAGAAAAAGTCTCCGGTGTTGAAGGAAAAAATATTAAATTTTCATTTTTGGATATATTTTCTAAAAACATATTTGGCGGTGCGGGATCTATTAAATCATAATCAATACCTTTAATACGACAATATTCAATTGATCCCACTGTATTCTTATGTGCGATATGAGAATTCATAATAGAGCTTTTTTTATTTTTAGTCTTTTTGGAGAGGTCTTCTAAAAGCTTAAGCGTTTTGAGCGACCATAAGTTTCCACTTAAATTAACAATATTGTTAAGTGATAAATTAGCCCTTACAATGTCGGCATGAAATTTAGTTTGACACAAGATAGCTCTTGCATTTTTATAAAAATCAAAATTGATTATTTCTGATTTGGGAGCAATAAAATCTGGATAATTCGCAGGATTTCTGGTTTTAAGATATTTGTGATCATGCTCATAGATCACATAAGGCAATAAGCCCTCTGTAATTTTGTCTTTTACAGAGGGCTTCAGATTAATAAAATTAGATATGATTATACCATCAGCATCATCTAGCGAGTCTTTAGTAGCCAAATGACTTTGTAGACTAACGACATCATGACCATTTTTTTTTAAAATACAAATTAATTCTTCATTGTTTAATTCGCCACCCCCAACCAAATGTTCAGCAAAAAAGTCAGCTATAAAAAGCACCTTAGTCATATTTTTCTTCATTCAACTCATCAAGCCAACTTTGTACATCTACATTCTCTGAAGTATGTTCTTTTAGACAATCATTAAATGCCTTATACTGCTTTTCTTCACTGAAATTTTTTAATACCCATTTCTGAAGATCTTTGGCCTGCTTTTTAAATCTACTATGGTCTTTATAAATCTCTCTTAATTTCATTTTATAAGACCCGGGTTGTGCATATGCCCACATTGAGCCCTTTTCTAAAACACCATCCCAAACAGCATGCTCAGGTATTGGCTGTAATTCATAAGCCACTCTTCCAAAGTGGGCTTTCATTTTTTCTTTACCGGTTTTCTCATCTTTTTTCTTATCTTTTTTGGGTGCAAAAAGAAAATCTACATGCCCGCTCCATTCAGGGGCGATTATTGGAAGTCCTGAATATGCAGCCTCAAATAACGGTAACCCAAAACCCTCTCCGTGGGTTAAGGAAACTAAAGCTTTAATTTTTGGATGTTTATACAAAGAGTGCATTTCTTCATCCGACATATCTCCATGTAAAAGATATATTTTGCATTGCCTATTTTCGTACTGTTTCAAAAAGTTTGTAATTGTTTTCATCGTATGTTCACGATCAATAATTGAATTACTCTTTGTAAAGGCTTTCACAACTAAACCAACATCCGGATTGTCAATAAATTCCTCAACAAACCACTTAATAGTGTTAGGTAAGTTTTTTCTTGGGCCCCACTGAGCTACTGTTAAGAAATTAAAATCAGTCTTTAGATCTAAATTTACATTAACATTTTCATATTGTTTTACTGGATAATGTACAACCTCTACATCTTTTTGGCATCTTAGTTCGACGCGTCGTCCTGTATTTTTATCTACGCCATCATACGTAGTTTTTAAAAACACTTGTTTAGAGTGTTCCGATACCGTAATCACCTTATCCATATGATTAACTTTTTCAAGCCAAATCGGAGACACTCTAGTTGTTTCGACTCCAGCAGTTACACCAATATTAATTGGCGCCATTTGCTGCCATTCATTTGGAATTGTGACCTGTATACTAATATCGTATTGGGGACGTCCCTGCGATTGATGGTGATACGCGGCCGTTTTTTGAATTAAGCTGTCTAGCCAACGACGTTCATCATTATCTTCGTGTATCCAACCACACTGACCCCATGGTACCGGCAACACATGTATGTCATATATATCTTCAACTGTTCTGAGAGCCCTTAAAACAAATCTTCCATGTTCTCCGTAACCAGATCGAGTCAAAACTGGCGCTCTTACTATTATTTTTTGTTTCATTATAGCTCCTCTAATTCCCAAGTAGTGTAGCCATGGCGAGTTTCCCAAGAGCCCATTTCTTCATGTATTGTAGTTAATGTTTTTTCCCATGAACTACAATAGTTTTCGAAATTATAATTTTTTACAACGTGGGCGCGACCTAATTTTCCCATTTTTTCTCTTTTTTTCCTCGGCATTTCATACATTTTTAACATAGCATTGATACAATCTTCTCCTGATATACGATCTTCGTAGATCCATGGAATATCTTGAGAGCCAATAATTGCCCTTGAAGCCGGTTTAATACCAATCCCAAACCAATTTTTTCCATCTGTAACTTGCTCTTGAAGGCCACCGGTCATATTAACAATAATGGGAGTTTCACAAGATAAAGATTCAAGCGTGGCCAGTCCAAAACCCTCTGCATCAGCAATATTAATAGTACAGTCACACATATTATACATCAAAGATAGTACCATTGGCTCGACCTTTTGTTGAGAAAATAATACTTCTCCACTTGTCAAGCCCAATTCTGTGACTATGGCGCTCAGGTCTTGACCATGTTGATCTTTGACATCAGTGTGCATAATCAATGATGCTTTGTCGTGTCCAACTTTATCTAAAAATTCTTTAAACCAAAAAATTAAAGAGCCGCTCTGTTTTCTTCTAGCATTTCTATTATTCCAGAAAAATAAAAATTTATTTTCATCATAGCTATCTCCGAAAGACTTTCCAAAAGAATTTTTTGCAAAATTCGTAATATCTTCTACAGGGTGTTTTGAAAATATTTCTGAATCAACTGCATGTGGTAGATACATAGATCTTACATTTGGAGAAACATTTTTAACAACATCATCAGTTACTTTTGAAATGGTTGCAATAAAATCATTTGATTCATAATATTTTTTATTGTACATTGGATAGGGTCGATTGTCCCAAACATGGTAATAAACCATTGGTACCAAGGGGCGAATCTCATTTTCCATTTGCCATAACCAGCCGAAGAATCTAGGATCAGTCATAAACCAAAGAATATCTGGTCTTTCTTGTCTCAAGATAGAACGAAGTAGATCCGGGTTTCCATACCCATCAACCGGCAATGTTATCCAATCTTCTCCATACTCCTCCGTTTTAAGGGGTTGATAGGTCTGATGTTTCATTGCCCCGCCAAGACTAAAAAATTTAAACTTTCCAGTCTTTAACATTGCCTCAATCATATATTTAGTTTGTGTGCCGACTCCGGATGGAGCAAAAGGCATATCACTAATTGTTAAAACCTTAATCTTTTTTTGTGTTTCCAAGCTAATTCCTCACTTACAATGTTTTGTATTATAAAAGTCGCACGTTCCATATCTACCATGACAAAACAAACGATTTTTAATATGCTTCTTGTGGGATATATTATAAAGGGCTTTATTTAATATTTTAAGAGCATTTTCAGTTTTTTTATTTCCACTAGTGACTCTGAATAATTCCACATTGTTTGTTTTAGCCGTTCTTTTAATGAGCGCAAAATGAGTTTCTAAATTTGTAGGTTCGATTTTGTGTTTGATGGCAAAAAAATGTTTGTATAAAGTTAATTGATATGTTGTCATTTTTTCAGATTTTCTTCTAGTATCCCATCCCCACGAACATGTTTTCCAATCAATAACATGATGTTTTCCATCGGGAGTTTTAACAACTAAATCCACAAATCCTTTAAAATTGTATCCATCATAATCCTCAATTGGCTCAAACAGCTTCTCCTCAACAGAAACAAGCGTATAAGTGCCAAAATAATCTTTTAAAGCAGGAAGAATATAATCCACCAACATTATACCCTGTGAACGCATATCAGTGACTAGTTTTTTATTCAACCCTAAAGTCTCTGGAAGCTCTTTTAGTTCTTTAAGGAACTGTTCCTGAAAATATTCTTTTGGATTAGAAATATTATTTTCAACTAGCTGTTCACATGTAGAGTGCATTGCACTTCCGAAAGCAGTGTGTTCATTTCCCTTAAAACCATCGATCTTATCTAAATAAACTAGTTTATGTTTCCATGGACACTCAGCCCATAACTTCATTTCTGAAAAAGAGATGTGAGACAACTTATACCTCTTTTGTTGTTCTAGTGGTCGTTTTAGAGGACTGCGACTTACTATTTCCTGGTGCAGTAGCTTCTCTAGGTGTTCTTGACTTGGGAGCTGCTTTCTTCGTCGGCGCCTTTGACTTTGTAAGAGGTTTTGTTTTCTTAACCTTGAGGTACCACGTTGCCTCTGCATCTTCAGCTTTTCTAAAATTACTAACCGAATCAGGGCCACTAACAGCTTCTACTTTAAAATCTTTATATTTCTTTTCAAACTCTTTTACAATAATGTGTTTTTTGATTATTATTTTTTTTTGAGGGCGTAAACCATCCCAAAATAAACTTTTTTTAATCACCACATTTAACTGATCTAAAAACTCAATATGCATTTCTGTATTCTCCTTCATTGTTATAGCTCATTTCATATTCTTCCATTATGTTATTAATTTTATTATATAATACCGGACTTATATTCTTTAAGTATTTTTTATCTCTAAGAAAATAATTTTCAAAGCCATTAGCAAAATATTCATTAATGCTGGTCACCGCATAAGGAGAATAAAATAATCCCATTATAAGGCTCTCTAAAAGAGGATATCCAACAACATTGTACAAATAATAATCAAAATGTTTATCATATTCTGGATCATTAAACTTGTCCTCTGAAGGCTCATACCCTTCCTGATCTAAGAGATTATAAAGGGTACGACGCTTCGAAAGGAATTCATCTTTTAAAGCATCATCAAAATAAATATCTTTGCCATAATTTTCTTCTACAGCGTGAGCAATTTCATGTACAATATCATCAATCATATCATTTTCGTTTTCTTGCTCATTTGTCACGTACAACGCCCCATCTTTATATTTTGCGTTAAAAGGCGTCTTACTATCATTAAAAGCTTTAAAACTTCCCACGTATATTGCATCGATATTATTCACGAGCCATTTAGGAACAAGGCCCTCAATAGTATCTAACACATATTGAAGATCAAAGTGATAAGGAAGCTGATCCTTCAAAAAAACTAATTTATCACCGTATACAAGGCGTTCTTTACTACTCTTTTTGGCGGCAGTACTGCTCTCAACAATATATTCTTTCATTTTAAAGAAGCCCTTCACTCTTCATCATTTTTTCACCTTCATCAAAATCATAAATTGCCTGTTGGTATCCACGAATAAAGTTCTCTTCAGCAACAGCTAAAAGAAATTCTGGAAACTCTTTTGCTACTGTCTTAATAATCATCTCAACATTAACTTCATCATTTTCAGGGTTCAATTGATTACCAACATAATCAACGAGCCACTCTTTTAATTCATTTGACTTCTCGACTGGCTTAAGAAGGTCCGGATTTTCATCAATACTCATTTATTTCTCCATTAAAATTTTAAAATCTTTTCGATATTTCCAAAGCAACGCTACATAAAAAACTGTTATCAAGCTAGGTACGATCATAGATTCAACACTCAAATCAAGGAACAAATGGAATAAAATAATATTAATAATTATTGGTGCTAATGCGACGAGTGATAATTTAACACATCGGTTAATAATAAGTGCAAAGCCGCAAAGCACTTCTACGCCCTTCAAAAGAGGAAAAAAATAAGGAGCTGCTGATAGCCCATATAGAAACTCGTGAGATTCCGGTAGAGGAGTGGGACTCGAAAAGAAATTAAAAAACCCACTTAACCCATAAACGAAAAATATTAAACCGAGACAAATCTCAGTAACATTCTCACTAATTGTTTCTAATATTTTATATAATCTTACTTTCATGACACAATCTCCCTTCATAGTATAACATTATAATTTATTTGTCAACATATTTTAAAGGATTTTTGCTGCGAGGGTTGCAACCTTTGATCGTTCGCCTTTAACTAATGTTACATGGCCTGATATATCATGTGCTTTAAATTTTTCCACCGCATATGCTAAACCATTAGATGTTTCATCCACATACACATTATCAATTTGGTCGATATCTCCAGTTAAAACAACTTTTGTGTTTTCTCCGACTCTAGTAATAATAGTTTTTAATTCATGAGCTGTCAAATTTTGCGCCTCATCAATAATGATATATGCATCAGATATCGAACGCCCCCTTATATAAGTTAAGGCTTCAATTTCAATCGTCCCTTGCGCCAGGTACATTGATAATGTTTCTTTATCGTTGGCCATCAAATATCTCAAGTTATCTTGGATGGGGGCCAACCATGGCGTCATTTTCTCTTCCATGGTCCCAGGCAAATAGCCTATATCTTTTCCCAGCGGCTGAATTGGTCTAGATACAATTAATCTTTTATAAATTGTCCTTTTGTCGCCTTCAACCACTTGCGCCAAGCCGGAAGCTATCGCCAAGAGTGTTTTGCCGCTACCAGCTTTGCCAACCAATGTGACAACTTTCACATTTGGATCCATTAACAGATCTAGACAGAAATTTTGTTCTTTATTTCTTGGTTTAACGCCCCAAATTCCTTTTTTAAATTCTCCATTGATTCTTTTAAGTGGTTTTGAATAATCATAAAATCGGGCTAAAGCTGTTTTTTTATCATTTGCACTAGAAACCAACAAAATAAAATGATTTTGAAAAAGCCTAATGTCTTCCTTTTCTAAATAAATTTTTTCACCTGCATAAAATTGATCAATTACTTGGTCATCTACTAAATGTGTTTTATATCCGCTATATAAATTTTCTGTATTTTTGACAACTTGGCCCATAACATAATCTTCAGTTGGAAGGCCCAGTGCATCGCATTTGACTCTCATGTTTATATCTCTAGAGACAACAATAACTTTTCTTTTTGTATTTTTATTTTTTTGTTCCAGGGCGACAGCGATAATTTCATTATCCGCGATAGACATATCAAGAGGGCTAGTTTCTGGAGATGTGACAAAAAGAATTCCTTTTCCCTTTGCAATACGAACTCCAGAGTGTAAAGACCCCTTGTCTCTTAGCGAATCTAGATTTCGTATAAAACTCCTAGCATTTGTTCCTACCCCATCTTGACGCTTTTTATGTTTGTCCACCTCCTCCAACACCTTGAAAGGTACAATTATATCATTATTCTGAAAAGAGGTTAATGCACGTGCGTCTGTTAAGTAAACACTAGTATCTAATATATAAGTTTTTTTTGCCATGTAATTCCGGAACTTGTATTATATACACAATAAATAGTATTAATCAAGGCAATATCAAAAAGAACTTCTGTTTTGCGCCTCGCCTTAATAGTTATTAATGGAGGGTATGTGAAAATGAAAAAGTTACTAATGCTAGTTATTTTATTTTCTTTAATGTTTCCAACTGTTTCGAACGCAGGCATTGTATATTGTGATAAAGAGTGTTTCCAATTAAAAGATTCTCAGATAACAACTATTAAGGGCCTCTTATATGAAGTAGCGGAAAGTCAAAATAAAAAAACAAAAAAAACTTTCTTGCCACATGTGGCCGAAACAATTGTTTGGATGGATAAAAAACACAAAGAAGAAAAGGTATATAAATTAGAAGATTTAAAAAAAGACGATAAGGCAAATTTAATCAATACATCAATAAGTTTTATTCGCGATGTGCTTTATGGAAGAACAAAATTTAATCCGCGTGTGGTTTTATATTACTGGAGTATAATTGGTGAAAAGGTTAATGCCGAATATAAAGAAAAGATAGTTGATAAAAAGACTGTTATAGAATATAAGCTGGAGTTGCGCAAATGAACTTAATAAAAAAATTATTAACCATGGTTGCAGCTTTATTTATATTATCAACATGTACATCTTTCAATTCAAATATTCCACTGGGTTATAACTATAACACAGAAAGAACTGTTGAAAATTTACCAAGAGATTCATTTTTATTCGTTATGGTTGAAGAATATTACGAACACTGTTATTCATCTGCGCTTAATGATGAAAAAGAATGTGTTGTCTTTAAAAACACAGGAATATTCAGTGGATCTGCTTTCGTGGTATACAATACACCCAACGGAAGTTTGGTGGTTACGGCCGACCATATATGTCAAACGTCTAGCCCGAGTATGAAGCAAAAAATGACTTTAACAACTCTAAATGGTAAAACATATAGAGCTAAAATTTTAGAAAGAGACTCTAAAAGGCAAAATGATGTATGTATGGTATATGCAAAAAGTCTAAAAAAGCCACCAGTTAAATTAGCTCTTAGTGAGCCTAAGCCAGGAGCAAAACTTTTTAATATTGCTGCGCCTGCAGGTATTTTTAATATTAATATGGTCCCTATATTAGAGGGTCGTTATAATGGACTATCTTTTACTGGAAGTGCAATATATTCAATTCCAGCCGCAGGTGGATCTTCTGGATCAATGGTACTTAATTATAACTTTGAACTAGTTGGCTTGATTCATTCGCTCCACGTAAGATTCCCCACCGTAACGGTTGGTCCATCATATGTAGTTTTAAGTAAATTTGTGAGAGAAGGGATCAAAAAGCACTCTAATCTATAACTAAAGATCTGCGTTAAAAAGATTAGATTTTGCTTTTTGTTTCTTTCGCTTCTTTTTATTGTTTTCGCCCTTCTTGAGATCTGCATTAGATTTTTCTAAATCTCTTTCAGGATCTGGAGCGTTCCAAGCTTTAACTTTAAAGCCACCACTTAATCGCCGTACTTTGACCATGGTGTATATCTCAGCCAGCTCTTTTCTTTTTTTATCAGCCTCAGAAAACGTTTGAAAGCTAGCAACTGTTTTCCAAACTTTGGTACTCTTTTCGTTTGACATTATTAATCCTTTAGTGAATGTGGTGGAGGCGTGGGGAGTCATATGACGACCAAATCGTCAAATGTTATCTTGGCTCTTTTGGATCAATAAGAACGATGGGCTCTTTTGGATTCCATGTTTCACCAACCTCAAAACCAGCATCTTCAAACATCGAAGTAATTTCGTGACTCATTCGTAACCCGGCAAGAGATGCTAATTCAGACATAGCATATTCGGAGTGAAATACCTTATATTCCCCGGGGAGTTCCGGATCGTGCTGTATGTTAAGTGTAAAATTATCTCTGGTAACGTTGGGGAGGCTGTATACAATATCTTCGATCTTTTGGATATTGGGATCTTTGTCTCTCTCAGCTGTGCCCTGTGTGGCAGCAGCTTGAGCAACTGCTAAAACATCTTCAACGTCAGTATCACCATCGCTGTCGATATCTGTATCTTCTTCTTTTATAAACTTTCTCCAATTTTCAAATAAGAGTTTCATTTTTGTATCTCCTTCTCCTTAGATTTCACATTAATAAATAGTAAGAAGCTGGCCAATCTGCCGGAAATCACAAGTTTATCCCACTTGGCTCCAAGTGTCAACCTTTTTAGTACTAGTTACTGCTTCACAAAACAATCTTACTTCATTATCTGAAAAAATATGCCGGCAGTAATTTGCCATTATGTTGGTGGAGGCGCCGGGAGTCGAACCCGGGTCCGAAAAGAATTAATATTACCGTCATTCACAAGAATAGATGCTTAACCGCCCAAACATCAACCACCTGTTACCAGGGTTTTCCATTTTACCATCTTAAGGCCAT